GGAGTTAGAACAAAAGGAACTAAAAAGAAAGTTGGTTTGCAAGAAGCATTTGAAGATAGAAATTCTAAAGGATATAATTGGAACAATATAATGTTACAACGTTGGGTTGATCACAATGGCATCGAACACAGAGTGATGGATGACTTTCAAAGAAATATAACATTGTGTGACTTAACAGCACAACCTGAAGAAATAAGAACATTGATTAACGATGCTATCAATGATATTAAACCTAAAACTGTTGAACAAGTAGGATTAAAATTAATAAAATTTTGTGCTAAATGGGATATGCAAAAAATTGCAGAATATCCACAGACGTATGCAGAACCATTAAATGCAAAATATAAACTTAAAGAGGAGGCAATAGCATGACAAATAAATTTTTTGCAAAGCCGATATTAGAAAATAGATTCTGGATATTAGAATCCGACGGAAAAAAAGTAGGAACTATATGTAGACAAGAAGATAGAAGATATATGTTTAGTTGTACCGATGGTACTAGACTGTTTGATAATCAACAACAACTCCAAGGAAGTTTTGATGGAGAGTTGATGTGGGGATCAACATTAAGTATACCAATAGAAGAAAAGGAAAACGAAGATAATTCAGTTTATGATTACCCTTCAAAATTTAAAGCATTCAATATGGTTTTCGATGTGAAACGTAAATTACCATTGTTTAATAAAAGTAAAAAATCTAAAAGTTTATACTGTGCTGGGTACTATGTTATTCAATTTGAAAAAGGATGGGTTAGAAGTTACTGTCCTAAATTATTAACATTAGACAGTTATCCTTACAAAGGACCATTTAGAACATCATTAGAAATGAAAACGGAGTTAAGTAATGCCAACAAATTACCCTATTAATACAGCCAGTCTGCAACAATTTATACAACAAGTTAAAGGTGCAGACCTCAGTAACCAAAAAGAAGTGCGTTTAGACATCAACACAGCCAAGCAAGTCACGTATAGCCTAGCCACAGTGTTGGCCCGTTTAGCGGGCGACTATGAGGGTCTAATAGCACAGAATAACAGCACAGAAGCAGAAACTATAGAAGTTAAAGTAGACGGCGGTAATTTATAATACTACCTCAAGGTAGATAAATACTCATATAATATGAGTAGACCTAAGCCGACTATATTACTAGAATCCACCGATCGCAAATCTTATAAGAGCGAACAGGTACTTGCGGCTGAAGGTATATGGGCAGTGTTCTACAAAAATAAACCATTCAATTTAAAATCAGCAAACATGCTGAACAACTACCCGGGACCAAAATACAAGAAAGTATCGTTTTCAAATCCTGGACACGCATTCAATCTAGCCAAAAAGATGAACACCATGTTCAACACTGAAGACTTCACAGTGGTCAAATTGACCCAGGGTGAAACTGTCAGTGAAAAATGAATTGGAAAGAAACCTACACCAAAATCTTCTTAAAACAGGCTGATATAGGCATCAGCGAAAACACTCTGAAAGAGTATATGCCGTCTTGGTGGAAGAACACTAGAGACAAAGGTTCAGGTGGTTTACGTCTAACTGATGAAGGATTAAAATTTATCAAAGACAAACTGCAACTGCAAACATATGATGTACCATTTCCTACTGACTTTAACCTTACCACACAGACTATAATATTTTTGGACAAGTATTTAAACTGTCCTTACTACCTAGCAGACGATGGCATTATTGTTACCAACGAAAGGAGAGCAATGGAATTGATGTTGTTTTCTGGAGATATCCGAAAATATGGTATCAACAAAGCACTTTCCCGACTAGAATCCACAGAATAAGTTATCCACAGATCAAATTACCCGCATAAACCTTGACTTCTTAGGCACTTGACTTTTGGTACGTCAGAATGTATTATTAAGTATAACAACAATTTAACGAGGAGTACAAATGGTAAAACAAAGTAAAATACAAGATGCTGGTCTTACAACTAGACAACTTTCGCCTAACAAAGCAAAGGCAAGTATATTACACGCATTAAAAATTAAAAGACCAATATTTTTATGGGGCGGCCCTGGTATTGGTAAATCAGATATTATTCATCAAATTGCTAAAGATATTGATGCTAAGGTGATTGATATCAGATTAAGTTTATGGGAACCTACAGATATTAAAGGTATTCCTTATTACAATTCAAAAGAAAACAACATGACATGGGCATCACCTTCAGAATTGCCTACTTCAGCAATGGCTAAAAAACACAAAAATATTGTGTTGTTTTTAGATGAGATGAATTCTGCGGCACCTTCAGTACAGGCGGCGGCATATCAACTTATATTGAACAGAAAAGTAGGTCAATACGAATTGCCTGAAAATGTTCTTATTGTGGCGGCTGGTAACAGAGAGGCAGACAAAGGTGTTGTTTACAGAATGCCGGCTCCGTTGGCAAACAGATTTATCCACTTAGAAATGAAACCAGAATTTGATGACTGGTTTGAATGGTCAGTGGCTAACAACATTAACAAAGATGTTGTTGGATATCTAACTTTTAGCAAAAAAGACCTATACGACTTTGATCCTAAATCACCTAGTCGTTCTTTTGCTACTCCGAGATCTTGGTCATTTGTGAGTGAATTACTTTCAGATGATTTAGATGAAAACACTATAACTGACTTGGTCAGTGGTGCAGTGGGTGAAGGACTTGCAGTTAAGTTCATGGCTCACCGAAAGGTGGCTTCGCAGTTACCTAATCCTTCAGACATACTTGAAGGAAAAATAACAGAACTGAAATCGAAAGAAATATCAGCAATGTACTCGCTTACGGTTTCACTATGTTATGAACTCAAAGAAGCAAATGACAAAAAAGATAAGAAATTTAACGACAAAGTTAATAAATTTCTTAGATTTATGATGGATAATTTTGATACAGAACTTGTTGTTATGGGTATCAAGATGGCATTAACTCAGTATCAATTACCGATTGATCCTGATGCTGTTAAATGTTTTGATGAATTCCACGAAAAATACGGCAAATATATTACTGCCGCTCAAAGCATCAAATAATAGTGTTGAATATAGGGCACTTTTTACCGGTGCCCTATACCAAAAAAGAGTTGACTAATTTACCAAAAGAAAGTATAATAGTATTATGAGCACAGACACTTTAGAAATAGAAAAAAAAGAATTAAATCCAGAAGAATTAAAAAACTTAAGAGCAGAAGTTATTGATAAAATTGTGGTTGCTAGAGTTGGATTGTTATTAAGACATCCTTTCTTTGGTAACATGGCAACAAGATTACAAATTAAAGAGTGTGATGATTGGTGTCCTACTGCCGCAACTGATGGCAGAAACTTATTTTTTAACACAGAGTTTTTCAGCAAGATGACATCTAAAGAAATTGAATTTGTTATAGCACATGAGATTCTTCATTGTGTGTTTGATCACATGACTAGAAGAGAAGACAGAGATCCACAACTTCATAATATTGCTTGTGATTATATTGTGAACAATACTTTGGTTAGAGATAACATTGGTGAAAAGCCAAAAAATGTTCAGATATTTCAAGATTGGAAATATGACGGTTGGGCAAGTGAAGCCGTGTATGACGACATTTATAAAAAAGGTAAAGAACAAATGGAACAGTTAGGTAAACTGTTAGACGAACACATTGATTGGGAAAAAGGTGAAAGTACAGGTGGAACAACGCAAGGTCCTAACAGTAGCGGAAAAGGTAAAGGTCCTACATATTCAAAAGAAGAACTAGAAAATATTAAGAATGAGATAAAAGAATCAATGATGTCGGCGGCACAGGCGGCTGGTGCTGGAAATTTACCAGCAGAAATTGAAAGAATTATTCAACAATTCACAGAACCTAAAATGAATTGGAGAGAATTATTACAGCAACAGATTCAAAGTGTAATTAAAAATGATTATACATTTTCAAGACCTAGTAGAAAAGGATGGCATTCAGGAATAATACTTCCAGGTACAAATTATGATGAGACCATAGACATCTGTATTGCTATTGATACTTCAGGATCTATCATGAGTCAACAAGTGGAAGATTTTTTAGGTGAAGTACAAAGCATTATGGAACAATACAGAGATTACAACATTAAAATATGGTGTTTTGACACTGATGTTCACAATGAACAAGACTTTAGTACATCTAGTGAAACATTAGAATCATACAAAATAGAAGGTGGCGGTGGTACTGACTTTATGGCTAATTGGGAATACATGAAAGAAAACGACATTGTTCCTAAAAAATTTATAATGTTTACAGATGGCTACACATGGGATGGTTGGGGTGATGAAGAATATTGCGATACAGTATTTGTTATCAATGGTCACCACGACAAGAACATGGAGGCACCTTTTGGTACTACTGTGCATTATGAATAATGTTTTCAAAAACTAATCAAGTAAACCCGTTAAATTATTTCAACTGTAGGCAGTTTACCAAAAAACCTCACGGATTAGAATTCCTCAAATTAAACTATGATTGGAATGACAACGAAGAACTTTTGGAAAAGTGGATTTTGGAAAACCTAAAAGGAAGATTCTATATTGGTAAACATTTAGGAGTTGATGTAGACAAAAAAATTGTAAACCATATTTTGGTAGGATTCGAAAACTCCAAAGAGCTATCAATATTCAATCTTAGTTGCCCATATATCAAACGTCATTAAATACTTCTGTATACAATAATAAAGGAGCATTTTAAAATGACAGATACAAACCAAACAAAAACTGTAACGACTCCGACGAAAGATGAAGTAGTTGGAAAAGATGTTGCAGGCATGGCACCAAAAGTTCAAGCAGGTGCTGGAGCAGAACTTACTGTTCAAGACTTAAACGTCCTTAAACAAATTATCGACGTTGCAAGTCAACGAGGAGCATTCAAAGCCAACGAAATGGCAATGGTGGGTGCAACTTATAATAAACTAGAAGCATTTTTAAAGATTGTTGAACAGTCTCAAAAAGATGCCAATACACCAAAAGATGATAAACCAACGGAGGCAAAATAATGGCCGATATAAAACATGTAGGAAAATTAAAAGGTAGCGGAAAAAAAGTTGTCGTTGCTTACAGAACAATTCCTGGTGATTCAAAATCAGCAGTTGTAATCGAAACAGCAAAAATAGATCCATTGGATCATGATGCTTTAATCAAAGTTGTTGAAAGCAATGAAGGTCAAACTGCATTTGAATTGTTTGAAGTGTTAGAAAGAAATATGACACCAGACAGTCAAGTTATGTTGAATAAATTTCACACAGGTGGATTTATGAGAAAAGTTTCAACTGACACAGTTATAATGACACCAAACACAACAGCAACAATTCAGTTAGATGAATTGAACATAGTCATTGCTAAACAAAAAGGTGTATCAGTTGATGACCTAGCAGTGAAGTCAGTAAAAACGAATACTGCTACTCCTGTTGCTTCAAGTCAGTTGTCATCAGCAAGTAAAGAGCAACCTTTAACAGATGAGAGATTAGCGGCTAATTTAAGAAGTGATGCTGATCGTTTGTATAAAGAGGCAAAAATACTTAGAGAACAAGCAGAAGAACTTGTACCTACTAAGAAAAAGTCTAAGTAAAGCATAGTGTCTGTAGTGGTCAAATTCCGTAAAAAACAATTGCCAAAAGAAGTAGTGGCTCACTGGCCCGAAGTATTTTCGGACCTACACATAGAGTCAATACCAATTGAATATTTGCTGTCTATTAAAGTAGAATTCAGAGACGGTAAGAATTGGGAAATTCGTGTTAAAAAGAACCGTCAGAAATTGACCAACAAGGAATTAGAGAAGAATATTAAGGAACTGTTTCAACATTACGGAAACAGCATCAAAAACGTTGATTTTAGGATAGATACAAACAAGGTTAAAGCAGATATTCAAAAACGTACTAAAACCTTCCTAAAAAAGCGGAAATAGTAACTCCAGCAATCTGCACAGCGGAATAAATACACTATAATATACGTTAGGAGCATATTACAAATGGCATTACAAAT